AGGTACCGGTCTGCAACAAACCGGTGAGGTCATTCGACCTCGTACAGAAGGCAAGGCTAGCAGTAATTATCGCGTTTGCCAGGATGTGATCGAGGTGGTGAACCACCGTCGGTTGCGTATTGGCACTCACCATGGTAAAGCAGTGTACGTAGCGCAGGTGGTATCTGGTATCAAGAACCGTATGGGTTGTCCCAAGGTTAATGAGGCCAATTTGCTGGCTGTTAGGCGTATGGCTTATAATACCATGTTGAAACACGGATTGCGTGATAGTCACATCAGAGATTGCATTGAGATGGTAATCGCCGGTGTATTTGTCCCCGATGCCCCCGACCTATTGCGAGCTAAAATGCTCGCTAGTGTTGGTATGGCGTCCTTGCGGGATGAGGTTGCCAATGCTGGTCCGCTTAATGCGTGGGGTTCGCTTTGGCGTCCGTTTCGACGGGCGTCAGAGCGCGTCCGCGCTTGAGGGGGCCTTGGCATGGTCGACGGTAAAAGTCATACAACAATGTTGAGTGACCCGAGACTGCACGTCGACCGGCATGCTAAGGAGCCAGTCAAACCCCGTAGATTGTTTTCCATTCAGGAATTGTCAGGCAATCTCGAGCTGGGGGTAAATAATGCTGATATTAACACACTGGAGACTGCGTTATTAACACGCATGTACTACTGCAAAGTTGGGGACAACTATGTAGCTCCACCAACCGTAGACAAGGCTCTGTTTACGGATAGGTTGAAAGTATTCAACGATCGTATGTTGAAGAGAATTCCTGAAGCCACCCCGCTTTCCCTCGACCAAGTTGTTGAGACGTATCAGGGTCGCCGAAGGACTATCTATGAGAATGCGTTGAAGAAATTGACCGCAATTGGTTTATCCAGAAGCGATGCCATATCAGTCTGTTTTGTAAAAATGGAACTGGTAAACCCAGATAAGGCCCCGAGGTGTATCCAACCTCGTGACCCAGTGTATAATCTTGTGCTTGGTCAGTATATCAAGGCAGTGGAGCACCCAATATATCATGCCATTGGCAAGGTGTTTGGTGATGGTCCCACTGTGATGAAAGGTTTTAATGTCGAGCAAATTGGCAGCATTATCCGGGGAAAGTGGCGTAGCTTCACCAACCCAGTAGCTATTGGGTTGGATGCGACCAAATTTGACATGCATGTCTCTGCCGCAGCGTTAGGTTGGGAACATATCTTTTATCAAGATTTGTTCCCCAACAGTCGAGAGCTTAAGAAGCTGTTACGTTGGCAGATGCAAAATAAGGGGCGAGGTTACTGTGG